GCTTGCAGCCGAACCTGTTTCCTAAGCGAAGGGGGAGACGCGGGCTGTTGGTCTGTTATGCTTGATTCCATGCAGCTTCCCCTTTCGCTCGCAATATTGGCCCTGATTGGCGTGATTGGTGGCCTTTCTTGGCTATTTGTCCGCAGTGAGGCACGATCTGCCGCCGCTCACGCGGAGATGATGCGTGTCTCTAAGGAGTATGCAGACCAAGCGCTCAAGATGGCCGCTGATACGGCCAGGAACCAGCCGAAGTACGCGGACAAGATGCTGGATTCTCTTGCCCGTGGTATCGGGGACGTAACACGGGGGACGGCTGAGGCGATGCAGGCGATCTACGGGCCGGTACGCATCGAAGAACGGCAGCAGACCGCGGAGTACGACGACTTGCCTACCCCCTGGTACACGAAGGAAGGCGCGATGGACTTCACCGACCCGACCGACGAGTACCTGGTGAGCGATCCCACCGAGTACCCCGAAGGTGGCGGCGGCATGGACGGCAGCTTGATCAGCGATGGCGACGACGAACCGTTCGGCGTCCCCGGCCTGAAGGTGAATGGCTGAGATGCCCAGCAACGTCGATGCCGATGGCAAGAAGGGTCAGCGCGCCCGCAACGTTGACGAGAACGGTAAACCCCTCACGCGCAGTGGATCGTCTGGTGCAGCGACCAAGGTGCAGCACATGCCATCGCGCCTGTGGGACGACATCGCGCCAGACGTGCAGCACCTCACCGACGTCGCTGGAAGGATCTCGCACAGCCAGGTCGGCGCGGCAGGCCAAATGGTCGCCACTCTCAACGTGCCGCTGGAATACGCGCACGACCTACTCGACGTGCACATGAAGGCTCGCGACGGCATGGTGTACATGCGGATGTACTACGTGTCGCTGGAGGACTACATGGGGTCGGTGGACGCGGACGACGCGGACGGGGACGACGCGAACGCGGACGACGCGGACGCGGACGACGCGGATCGGTGGGAGGAAGCGGATGACGATGGGTGACATCCACCTGGCGACCAGCGTGAGCATCATCGAGTCGGGCGTGCGCTATCGCAACTCACAGATTCCTTCCACGGTGACCGACAGCGTGATCACCTACAACTGTGGGTGCGAGTCGCGCAACGAGCGCCTGTGGCTGTGCCTGTTTCATCAGGGCATGGAAGCCGGGATCGATCGGGAGAGGGAGACACGTGGCTGACCGCAAGCTGTCGATGGGTGACCTTGCCGCGGCCGTCGTGGCGCAAGACGAGGAGCTGCGCGGTTCGCTGAAAGGTCTGGTGAACGACATGATCAAGCACATGCGGTACACGATGCGCTACGGCGAACCCTCAGCGAAGACGGCACTGTCGAAGCAGATCATCCCGCAGCTCCTCACGGCGATCAACAAGGTGGACGAGGACGAGGGCGAGAAGGAAGAGAAGGCCGCGTACGACCGGATGATGGCGACGCTCCGAGGCGACATGCCCGACGTCCGTCCTGACCCCCCGGCCAGTGACGCCACCGAAGACATACCAGAGGCCCTTCCTACAGAGAGCATCGTCGCGCAGCCTCCCTCTCCCCCGGCACGTAAGAAGGCCGCGAAGAAAGCCCCCGCAAAGAAGGCACCTACGCGCAAGATCCCGGCGAAGAAGGCTCCGGCGAAGAAGGCTCTGGCGAAACGACCGGCGCGATGACGCTGATGACCGACGACGACTGGAACGCGGCGCAGCTCCTCACCGACGAGTTCGAATACATCCCGGCACCGCACGGCATCGTTCGCTTGCTGCCCCTGCTGGAGGAACTGAAGATCCTCACGAAAGACCGCACGACGGCGCGGCTCGGGGACGTGATGAACTACGCGCAGCGGGACTTCATCACCGAGGTCGAGCACCAGATCAACGAACAGGGGTCGGTGCGTATCATCGTGCTGAAGGCGCGCCAGCTCGGAATCTCCACGATCATCGAAGGCATCATCTTCTGCCTGTCGGTGATGTACCGCTCATATCAGTCCCTCATTATCAGCCATGAAGCTGAGTCGTCAGAACACATCCTCACGATGACGAAGCGTTATTGGAACACTTACCCATTCAGGAGGTTTCACGATGAACAGTACAACGGTCGAAAGCAGTTGGCTTGGTCCGACCTACAAAGCAACATTGTTATCGCGACAGCCAAGAACACCGGCGCAGGTCGCTCTAAGACACTACATGCACTACATGGATCGGAGGTGGCGTTCTGGGATCAACCCGAGGAACTCATCACTGGACTTCGGCAAGCTATTCCATCACAGGGTGTCACGCTCATTTTCTACGAATCAACCGCGAATGGCGTGGGCAACTTCTTCCATAAAGCGTGGGAGGAGGCGGCTGCTGGTCGATCGGAGTTCGCTCCCAAGTTCTATCCGTGGCATCGGCACCCCGAGTACACCGCGTCGTTCATCCCGCGTCTGAGCCAGTCGAGGTTCATGGATCTGGAAACCCTGTCGGCGGAGGAGAAGGCGCTGCTGTCGATGGGTGTGACCGAGGCGCGTCTGATCTGGCGACGGTACGCGATCGCGGAGCTGTGCCAGGGCGATCTCGACAAGTTCCACCAGGAGTACCCGACGACGCCGCACGAGGCGTTCCTGAGCACGGGGCGCAACGTGTTCAGCATCAACAACCTGCTGGATCACTACCGGCCGATGCGGCCGCGTGTCGGCTACCTGAAGCGGCGGGGGCACAAGGTCGAGTTCAAGGACAACCCTGACGGCCCGTTGAACATCTACCGCTTCCCGTCGTCGGACCAGAACTGGGGGCTCTACCAGATCGGCGCGGACCCGACGCACACGATCTCGGGCGACAAGGCGTGCGCGCAAGTGCTCAGCCGTCGCACGTTGGAACAGGCCGCGGTGCTGTCCGAGCACTATGATCCGATCGAGTTCGGCAAGCAACTGTTCCTGCTCGGGGACTACTACAACACCGCGACGATCGCACCGGAGAAGGAAGGGCCGGGGTACGCGACGGTCGGGCATCTGATGGGTGCCGGATACCCGATGGTGTGGGAGTCGCAGAAGGTCGACAAGACGCCAGGCAAGGTGCAAGCGGACGTGTTCGGGTGGGGTACGAACAAGGCAACGAAGGCGATGGCGATGGGCTATCTGGTCAACGCGCTCGCGCAGCCGTTGCAACGGGTGGGCGAGACGACGTACGGGTTGCTGATCCACGACGAGGAGACGTTCGCTGAGATGAAGGACTACGTGTCCGACGAGAAGGGCGGGTTCTGTAACGGCGAGGGGTCGCTGTTCGATGACCGCGTGATGGCGTTGGGCATCGCTCTCGCCACGCACTACATTGACCCACCGGTACCGGCGTACACAACAAGTTCGACAGTGGAGGTCGCGAAGGAAGTCCGCGATCACATTGACGAGTCTGGACCTACAGAGGTTACAGACGACATGGAAGAAGCAATCAACGCACCCTGGGAGGAATGGGGACAATGACAACAATCACAGAAGGCAACTACGACGAGAGCGAGATCGACGTGGGCGGCGTCACCTCGGAGCATTGGAGGGACGGCATGGACAACCCTGCCGGTGGCATCACGCAAGGGGTCGGGCTGCTGATCTCGTGGCAGCACGGAGCGTTGGGTCGCGGCGCGTTTCGGCGGGGTCGCAACGGCGCGTTCGTTGAGGACGTGATTGCCGCAACCATCGACCGCTTACAGGAGTATCAGTCTTCGAAGTTCAAGTCGACGTACAACCAGGTCGCCATCGACCACCTCAACAAAGCACTGGGATCACTGGAGGCACGCACCGCCGACAGGGAGGACCGCGACGTTGAAGGGACGCATAAGCCGTGACGATCTACGGGTATCAGTGCCGCGAATGTGGGCAGGGGTACACGAGCGAGTTTCGGGGCGACGTGCTGATGGTGGTGAGCGACGACCCCGAACTCGATGGCATGTTCGCTGAGTGCCACTGCGGTAATGGATCGATCAAGCGCAAGTATTCGATCAGCACGACCGCGATGATGCACGAGCACATGAACGCGTCGACTGGCTCGCTGATCAGTTCGCCGTCGCAGTTCCGTCGCGAGCTACGTGAGATGTCTGATCGCGAGACGGAGCGCACTGGTATCCCGTGCAGCTACGAGCCGATCGACCCTGAGGAGGCGCGTGCTCAGGTGGTCGCGTCCGATGGCGTAGGGCTCGACGCCACCAACCGCGCGCGTATGAACGAGGGCAAACCACCGATCAGGTTGTAGGCGGTAAGCGCATCGGGGGTACCGGGGGGCGAAGCTCCCTGGTGGTAGAGTCCTCGCGCATGAGCGACTTGGGCGATATGGCTGCGGGGTTGGCGGGCGATGAGGTTCGTGGCGTGCTGGAGTCGGTGCCTGAGTCGGATGAGCTGAAGGAGGCTCAGCTTGCTCAGACGGTTCGTGAGTTGTTCTATAAGGCTCGTGATGCTCGGCGGCCGTTGGTGGGTCAGTGGAAGAAGAACTATCGCGTCCTCAACAACAAGACGTGGAGCCCGCGTGCGGAGCCGTGGATGCCTGCGCCGGAGATCAGCAACATCTGGCCGATCGTGGCGTCGATGGTGGCTTGGATGACGGATCAGCGTCCGACGACGCAGACGACTCCGATCATTCCGCCGTTCTCGACGGAAGCAGATTACTACGACCGCATTGCCGAGCACATGAACGCAGCATTGGCCGCGACGTTCCAAGGCAACAATCTGGACGCTGAGATCGAGTCGATGTTGTGGGATGTGTGTACGTACCAGATCGGCTACCAGAAGACGACGTGGGAGCCGTGGCTGGCTGACGGCTACGGGGACGCAGCGTTCCGGCGTGTCGATCCGTTCACGATGTACCCTGATCCTCTGGCGCGCTCTCCGAAGGATCTCGGCTACATCATCGAGGCGAAGACGATGACGTTGGACGACGTGGACCGCGCGTTCCCTGGCGCGGTGGAGCGCGTGATGGCCGGTCAGACCGAGGACATCGATGAGTCTCCACACAGGATGGACACGCACACATCCTCAACAGCACCACGCACCAACCTCGCTGCAATCTCTCCCTCAACGTACTCGCGCTTTGCACCGTCGGAGCGAGCCAACAAACTGTCCGTCACCGAAGATCCGGTGGTCGTGGTGCTGGAAGCGTGGATTCGCACGCACGAGACGATCACGCATGAGGACGACGATTCGATCCAAGAAGGCACGGCCCGCGTCATGGACCGTTGGAAGTGCGTGGTGACGTGTGGCAACACCGTGCTCATGAACGAGTACGCGGACGACGTCTACGCATTCACGACACACCCGTACGACCGCATGGTGCTGTTCGAAACGGGCGAGTGGTACGGGCCGGGGCTGGTCGAGTTCCTGACGTCCCCGCAAGAATCGATCAACCGGATGCTCGCCAACATCGAGCAGAACATCATGTTGGTCGGCAACCCGATCTTCTACGAGGGACGCCGCGCCAACTCAGTCACGAAGTCGAACCGACCGGGCCAGCGAATCAAGGGAGCGGGTCGCGATGAAGTGGGCTGGCTGGAGCCGCCCACCCTGCACCCCGATCAGATCAACCTCATCCAGTATTACGAGTCCAAGATCGAGACCATCTCGGGCCTCAGCGCGATCGTGCGCGGCTTCTCGCCTGAGGGACGCAACTCCAGCGACGTCATGTCGTCAGTGCAGGACTCGGCGTTCGTGCGTGTGCGCGCAACCCTGCGCAACCTGGAGCGATGCCTGAAGGGTGTGACGCAGAAGCAGACGGCGCTGATCGCAGAGTTCTACACCGAGCCCCGCATGATCGCCACGGTCGGCGTGGACGGCACGAAGACACGTCTGGCGCTCAGGTCGCGGAACTTCTACACGCTTCCGCCGACCGACGACAGCGAGCAAGACGGCACGCCGATGCGGTTCCAGATCATGGCAGACGCTGGATCGGAACACCCGACCAGTCGCGGTGCGCGGCAGTCTCAGGCCGAGCGTCTGTTCGCGATGGGTGCGATCGATGAGATCGAAGTCCTCAAGGCAGAGAAGTGGCCGAACTACCGCGAGGTCGCATCACGCGTTCTTGAGGGCAAGGCCATGTCGGGCGAACTCGGGCAGGCACCGGGCAAGCGTCAAGCAACCAGATCCCAATAGTCAAGCAACCAGATCCCAATAGGAGCAACCCATGATCACCGCCAACATCGAAACCCTTTCCACTACCGCCGAACTACTCGTGAGCGCGAGCGGCATCGGCGGCATCCCACGTACCGTCGTACTCACAGGCGGGACCGCGGAGGACATCTACATCGGCGGCGCTGACGTGGACGACACGGACGGCTACCCGGTCGGCATCACCACGCTCACCCTCCTCCTCGGGCCAGGCGACGACCTGTACGTCGTCGCGGGCTCGGGCACCCCGACCATCAACATCCTGGTCACACGCGCCGACGCGGCGCCGACGGGCTGATCGTGGGGATCTCTCGATACGCGCGCGCCCTCGTGACGCAGCAGTCGGGCGGCGGCGGTAATACGGCCATACTCGGTGCGCTCACCGTGGGCACTCCGGTGTTCTACGCGGCAAGGAACCATTTCATACCCGTGCCGACAGCCGAGGTGGGCGATGAAGTGTTCATTGTGGCCGGTCACCGCCAGACGGGTGCTGCGCTCAGTTTGACGGCCACCGGCTTCACTCAGGTCGCTCAGGTCGTTGGCGGGATCTCGTGCACGACGATTCTCAAGCGCACCATCGACGGCTCCGAGGGTACGAACTTCACCGTGACGGCAGGCAAATCCACGTACGGGATGCAGACGACGATCCTGGTGTCAGGTGGGATCGGTGCGGGCACGATCGACACGGCGACGAGCTACGAAGCGAATGTTTCGTCGATTACCCCTCCCGCGTTGACATCGACGGCACCGAAGGGTGGGTTCACGCTGTTCTTCCATCACGGTGCCGAATCGTTCCTCACGACGGCGTTGCCTCAAGAGATCGAACGCGACGATGGCACGACGAACGCCAACTACCGCCAGCTCATCAACTATCAGTTCGTCGGTGCCGACGCGACGAACAACATCCCGTTGGGCGACCTGACAATGGACGGAAGTGGTGCCATGGCCAGCATCGTGTGGGCCGTTCCGATTCCGTAACCCATCCACCCATCCACTCACCCATCCATCCACTCACCCATCCATCCACTCACCCATCCATCCACTCACCCACCCCCATGAAGGAGACACGCAATGAATCCCAACGACTACGACACCGAGACCTACCCCGACGAGCATCGCCCGAACCTCACGGCGACCGACCCGCGCGTGTCGGCTTCACCGACG